TGCAGCCTGGCTAATCCCCCGCTGCCCCTCGAAGAACGAATGGGCCCTGGCCCTAAGTACTGTGCTCGCCCTGGCTAGAGCTATTTACATTCTCCGAGATGAGCTTGATGTCCGTTATGCGGCGTCATTGCTAGCTGAGTACCTTGCCCAAAGGCCCGTTAATGATTCGGACCTAGTGCGCGACGTTTTCTCGGCAACCGTGCTTGACCTTCCTCCGCTTGTTGAAGGTCATACCCACCCAACCGCTGCTTGCCTTAGAACAAGCGCCACCAATTTTGCTAGACTTATGTCTAATATGATGGGGGCTGGCTTATTCTCGGTCGGAATGTCCCGATCAGACCAGCGCAAATTATTGCGCGGGTCCCGCAAGTGGTTTTGGGCTAAGGACACGTTGGTGAAAGTGCAGTGGAGCGCACCTACACCAAGAGACCTCGAATATATTTGTGATGTAGACTATTATGTCGACATGCCAGGTTTACTTGCTGGTCGAGCCAAACCAACACTGTTGTATACAGTTGTACCTGAGAGTGCTGCAAGCACTTCTGAGGATGACACTAGTTTTTGCTTTCTTGAGGATGGATCTTTGGATACCATTGTTGCTGGAGGAGGGCACTATAATCACCATTTGTGGGACTATGGCGCCGACTCCATAATGGTCAAGAATTCGTTGCTTGGTGTCTTGTTGTCGGTCACTACCTATGCTATTGAGCGTAGGCAAGTTGGTAAACACCGTCAACTTGTGTTGTTGACTCCCATTAAGAAATTCGTTGGCCTCGCGGCCTGGATAGCAGTGTATATAATTGAAGAAAAACCATTGTCCAGGTTCTTTCCCATCGTTCGTGGCGTCTGTGGAACCCCTTTTGTGAGGTTTCGCATACACTCGTCGGAGAACACGTGGTACACGACTTCCCGCCCTGGCGGCCAGTTGTGTGCCACTGTGGACGCCCAAACTGATGAGGCCATCTCTGCTGTTTCACGACTAAGTACTACCAACCTCATGCTGCCTACTACAGTGTCATGGTTGGGTAAGGAAAAGCGCGCAGAGGCGGCTTTGCTAACTGAGTATTACAGGACAACTGGACCCACTAAGGTTCCGACTGTTTATCCTGTGTCTCAGGCAGTAAGAGCATACGCATTTGAGCCTAAGGAGTACGACCAAGATCGCAAGCCCAAGCTCGAAGCGTTTATGTCGCCTTTAGTCCATGGTGCCTATGCCCCCATTGCTGATGCTTCTGGGGAAAGGCGGTGCGTCGACGGACGCATTAATAGCTTGAAGAAACAAGAACCAAAGCCCAGCCCATTCGTCATGCGTTGCATGGAAGAATTTGCGGAATTAATTGTGGGGGAGACGGTCCTATCGCCGGTATGCGTTGATACGGTGA